ACGTCCTTCGACCACACCAACGGCGACACCGCTGATGCGCGGGCGTACTTGCTGCCTTCGGGCTCGATGGGGATGAGCCCGTTCACCTGCCGATGCAGCGCGTTGATGACCGCGGGCCCGTTGGCCTTGTCCTCGATGAACTTCGCGACCGCTTCCGGCCACCTGGCGCTCATCGCCTTGATCGCGTCCACGGTCTGGTTGAAGTTCAACCTGTCCCGCACCATGTCGAGGAGGTACGCCTGCGTGCCGATCCGCAACCACACCTGCCCGACCACGAAGTCGGACGAGTCGGTGCCCTTGAACGCGAGATCCCACGACTGCACCAGCTCCTGGTCGTCGCGGTGCAAGCCGGGGACGGTGCGGTGGCCGTCGGGGTGTTCGACCCAGAGCGGCTGCGTGTAGCGTGCCCACTCTTCTTCCTTCGGGAACACGCCGCCCTCGTCCGGGGATGGCCGGCCCTGGTAGAGCGACGCCCACGTCTTCGGGCCGGACGTCTTCTTGCGGTCCTCCCACTGTGCCGTGGTCCTGCCTCGGGCGGAGATCATGAACTCGCCCGGTGCGCGGTCGAGGACATCGGTCTCGCCCCGTTCGGGGCGGTGGTCGGCTTGGGCGGGGATGTTGAGGAACTCCCAGCTGCTGTCCGCCTCCGCGATCAACCTGCCGGCGAGGTCGTCGGAGTGCCACCTGGTCAGGATGATGATGACCGGCGCGCCAGGGGCGAGGCGTGAGAGGGCGGTGTCGGTCCACCATTCCCATGTCTTGTCTCGGATTGTCTTGCTGTCCGCCTGCTCGCGACCTTTCACTGGGTCGTCGATGAGGAGGAGGTCGACGGGGCGTCCGGTCATGGCGCCGCCGACGCCTGTGGAGAACATGCCGCCGTCATGGCCTGCGAGCTGCCACTCACGCTGCGCGGACACGTCGTCGCGGATCGTCAGTCCGAGGTGGGGGTGTTGGCGGATGTCGTCACGGACGGTGCGGCCCCAGCGTTCCGCGATCCGGCTCTCGTAGGAGGCCATAGCGATGCGGAGGTCTGGGTTCTGGTGCAGTGCCCACATGGGGAAGCGCCGCGAGGCTCGTTGCGACTTGCCTTCCTGGGGGCTCATGCTGATGATCAGCCGCGAGTCTGGTGTGTTGAACGCGTCGACGAGCTTCTGGTCGATGAGCTCGAGCGCGGGGGTTTGGATGGTGCGCGGGTCGAGGGCTTGCGCCATCATCCCGGGGGTGGCCCATTTGGGGCCAGTCTTGGTGCGCGTGGCGAGGAAGTGATCGCGCCAATCGGTGTTCGTCATCGAGTTACACCAGTGTCATTTGTCGCGCTATGCGCCAGCATATCACCGTTTTCTGCCACTGCGACAGCACCAGTGTCTCTGGCGACGTTCTCCTGGTATTCGGCTTCGATGACGTCGTCGCGGTGGAACATGATTGGGTGGCGTCGGGTGAGTTTGCCGGCGCGGATTGGGTGTCGTTTGCGCCACCTGTAGAAGGTGCGTTCTGCAACGCCGAACTCGTCGAGGACCTCTTCGAGAGTCATCCACTTGCCCATCATGCGTAGCCCCCTCTCCGGATGATGTCGCCGCAGCACTGGCAGTGGTCCGCGACGATCGGGCCTGTGCCGAGGCCGTCGTCTGCGCGCACTTCTTCCATGTGGGCGCGGTCGCACCGCATGGTGTGGGGCATGATGCCGCCCTTGGCGAATCCGGTGGGGGTGTAGTTGGATCGCCAGCAGTCCTCATGGCCACGGTTCATGCTGGCTCCTCGATGGGCTCGGCGGGGTGGAGACGATACGTGCGGGTGCGCTTCCGGTAGCCGCTCCCGTCGAGGGTCTTGTTCCCGCCCTCGTCTCGAACAGGCTCCTCGTACGTGAGGGTGTCGCCGTCGACGCTAGTGGTCCCGATGATCATGTCACTCGGGTCGAGGCCGATCGCCCGGACGATGGTGAGGGCTTCCGCGTGGGCGTCCTGGATCCAGCTCATGCTGCGCTCTTCTTCTTGTGTTTCTTCTCCCGCTCGCGTGCGGCCAACCTCTCGATGACGTCACGCTCCGTGAGCCACAGGCCGCAGGATGCGCAGCGCCACGTCTGATCGCCGCCAGGTTCGGCGGGTGGGTGCTGGTGGAGGTTCAGCCAGCCACAGTGCCCGCACCGTGCGTCGATGCGTTCGGGGGATGGCTCGAGCGGGTACGTGCCGGATGCTCGCCGGTACCGCTGGATGATGTCCGCTTCGATGTCGCCTGCGAGGTCGCGGTCTGGCAGGAGCGGGTGCTGGTGCTCCACGAAGCGGGCGAGCGCCGCCGCCTGGTGCTGGGCCGTCGATGGGTCCATGCCGGCGGGGATGCCGCGGTGCCCACCCCACACCCGTGAGCGTGGTGGCTTCGTGCCGAGGATGTCCGCAATCGCCCCCGCGTGCTCGACGAGGGTGCCGAACAGGTCATCAGCCGCGTCCAACGGTCCGAGACTCGCTGGTGCGTGCTTCGCGAACCCCGGAGCCCTGCGCCCGTCATCCCCACCCCGCCCCGGCTCCAACCGGGTGCGGAGTTCCCCGATCAGACCCGGGATCTCACGGAGTGCTGTCGTGAACATTCAGCGGCCCTCCTCGATCTCGATTCGTCTGGCCTCGACCTGTCGTGCTGTCGACCGCAACGCCCACGCCAGCGGTGTGCCTGTGGTGTCGGTGAGGTCCTGTGCGATGCGTGTGCATTCCAGTTCGATCTGGGCGGGGTCGCCAGGCAGCCCTCGTGCGGTCATCGTCTGGCCGAGACGTTGGATTGCTTCCTGCAGCTCGACGGTGGCCGCATGGATGTCCTGCATGCGAGTCATGCGGCCCCCTGCGTGGGTGCGTCCCGCATCAGGGTGGGTATGAGCTGGTCCGCCTGCTCCCGCTGTCGAGTGGTGAGGTCGAGGCGGGCGATCAGCTGGGTGAGGATCCACGAGAACTGCGCTGACGTGCGTTCAGCGAGCTTCACCTGCCGCTCCTCGATCCCCGCCTTCAACGCGTCACTGGTGTACTTGGCGAGCTGATCCTGCGCACGGTGCAGCAACTGGTAGATGATGTGCTGCGCTGCCGCCTCCGTCGTCTCATCGATCGCCCCGTTCGCGCCCACACCCGTCTTCCGCTGTGTGGTCCCCCAGAACAGTTCGTCGTCCGTCTCGAGGGCTTGGATCTTCGCGTCCAACCACTCCACTTCCGTGGCTTTGGTCGCGACGAGGTTCAGGAGGATCTGCGCGGGGTCCAGGCTGTCTTCCTCGAGCCGCATGCCCAGCCGGCGACGGAGGATCCGCTCAGCTCGGGCTTGCGCGGTTGCCTCCATAGTGCGGCGCTTTGCTGCCGCTTTCGCCTTCTTGGAGCCGCCACCATGCCAATAGCACACATTCCCGCCTTTGATGGCCGGTCGAGTGCATTGGTTGCCTGTTGACTTCGCTGTCGCAGTGCAGTACTGAGTCACCGGGACAGCACCTGTTCAATGCGGTCTTGTGCTCTGTGGTCACGAAACCCGTTACCTGCTGCCATGAGGTCTATGGTCGCGTGTTCCGTGGTCGTTGCGCTACGGGATTCCCAGGCACGGCGTGTCGCCCGGGAACCACCGGCGCGGTCAGGTGAGGTGCTGCTGGATGGCCTGGATGGTGGGGCAGGGCCAGGCGCAGCCCCTGCGCTTACCAGGCGCGTTGTCGAGGCGACCACCGCCTCCCACCTGGACCCTCATACGGGGTGCGGCTTCAAAGTTAAAGTTCGCGAGGGCGTCGCGGATCCCTTTCGATGTGGTGCCCACGGGAGCGGTGTCTTGGCGTATGCCCAGGGCATGCTTGCGTACCTCCTTGTCGTTTGCTCTTCTTCGGTAGCGTGATCGGTGGTTAACCGGCCCGGATGATCCCGTTTCGGTTTTTTCCGAACTTTCTGCGCCACCACTGGGCGACTAGACGCCTACGCATGGTTCGCTTGAGGGGTGCCGCTACTGAGTCGCCAACCGCCTCTTCGAGTTTCGCAAGCGTCCGCGTCGGCGACTTCAACAGCTCGTGAACGTCGATGTAGCAGTCAGCGCCCTGG